GCTCTCCACCTGGATCACGCGTTGGGAGCAGGAGCTGCGGCGCTGCCTGCTGACACCTGAAGAGAAAACGCAAGGCTACTTTTTCCGGCACAACCTGAATGCGTTATTGCGCGGCGACTTCTTAACTCGGATGCAGGGCTATTCGACGATGCTGCAGAACGGCATCGCATCAGTCAATGAAGTGAGAGACCTGGAAGACTGGAACCCGTTCGATGGCGGCGATGCCTATCATATTCAGCTCAACCAGGCGACTCTTCCAGGAACCGGCAAGCCGATCACTGGGACAGATTCATCGTTAGTACGGCTGGGCGGGTAACGGTTTTAAGAGGCTTTCCGCAGTTCTTCGCGGATCACTCGGCGCAACATATCTTCGATCTTAGGCGCGTTTTGTTTGCCTTCCATGTAGTCGCGCAGCACGGCGTTGATGGAGGTCTGGTAATTGCCGCCGCCGGCACGATCGACCGCATCCCGGAAATAATCCAGAACGTCGAGATCAAGACGGATGGTGATCCGCTCTTTGCCAGGCGTGGGCAGTACCGCGCCGCGCTTACCTTTGCTGAAATCGTACTCGTCTTTCATTGGTTTTCGTATCCCTTCCGTTCATTTGGAGTAGCGGGGCGAGCGGAAATCAACCGGATGTCGTTGCCGCTCCAGGTGTAAACCACTGCCAGGATGCGCATCAAAGCATCCAGTCCCAACGTCACGAAGCGCTCCTCTGCAGGGTCGGATTCGTAATCGCTGATCGTGATGGCGCGGGGATCTTCGAGCACCGGGATTGCATCGCGAAAGCTTACGCCATGCTTGGCGATGTTGGCTTTTAGCTTCTCGGAGTCCCATACAATCGCCATGCTTTAGTGTACACCAGTATGCACGATAAAGCAAGCAGAGCAGCCCGTTTTTGTAGGCACTCTAACCCATCTCTGTTAGCGAAAGTCACCCGGCACTGACACAGAACACAGTCATCAGTCTGACGCGCGATTGAATCGCCGCGAAGCTCACAACAAGGAAATTTGAAATGAAAACGAAACAGCGTATGCGGCTGGAGATCAAAGAAATCTCGGCCGAGGGATCGTTCGAAGGATTGCTTTCGCCCTACGGCAACGTGGACGGCGGTGGCGACATCGTGGAGCGCGGCGCCTATACCAAGACGCTCCTGGACCAAGGCCCCACGCGCCCCATGCTCTGGCAGCATAAGTCCGACGTCCCGGTGGGCGAAATCACTCTCGAAGATCGCACGGACGGCCTCTGGTGCAAGGGCCAGTTGCTCATGGCGCTGCCCGAAGCGCAGAAAGCCTATCTGCTGGTGAAGGCCAAGATCGTCAAGGGCCTGTCCATCGGCTTCGAGTCGATCAAGGACGCCATCGAAAACGGCGTGCGCCACCTCAAAGAGATAAGGCTCTACGAAGGAAGCGTAGTCACTTTCCCGATGAACGAACTGGCGCTGATCACGAGCGTCAAGGCCAAGGGCAAGCGGGAAACGAAAGACGACTTCAACGAAGTGCTGAATGAGATCCAGCTTTCGGACGCGGGCTACCAGATGCGCAACGCACTGTCGAGCGCGCTCGCCTCGCTGTTCTATTCGGGCCTCAAGAAAGACGAAATAGTCACGGCGTCGGAAACCATCATCCAGCAGTTCTCCGATGCGTACATGGCTTACGTTCCCGCTTACATCGATCTGATGGCCGAGTACTATGGCGACCTGGAAACCTGGGCCAAGAGCCGCCTCGAAACCAAATCAGGCCGTACCATCAGCGCGGCCACCAAAACGACTTTAACCACGGCGCACGAGCACTTGAAAAGCGCCACAGACATTTTGTCCGCACTTATCTCTCCCGAAGCCGACTGCGATCCGGATGGTGATGACACCAACTGCGACACGGACACTTCGGACGAGAAAGCCGCGAAACACAAGACCGAGCCGGCAGACCACTCGGCAGCCCAAACCCTGGTCGAAGAGATCAGGTCGCTCATTCCGGCGGCGTAGGCCGGGAAATTCAATCGAAGGACATTTTTCAAATGGAACTCAAAGAACAGTTGTCCGCCCTGCAGGCGGAACTGAAAGTCTACTTCGAGAAGGCTGCCAAAGAGAAAGACGAATTCGGCACCATGCTCGGAACAACCAAAACCGCAATCGAAGCGCTCCAGAAACAGACGGACGCTATCGACGTCAAACTAGCGCAGCGCGTGACTCCCGACGCGAGCGCGGGCTCCTCGCTCGAAAAAGAAGTAAAAGAGAACGAGAACGTCCTGCGCCTGATGCGCGACAAACGCGGCAGCGCGGTGATCTCGCTCACCCCGAAATCGGCCGCCGAGCTGTACGAACGCAAGGCCATCCTGGGCGGCGATATCAACATTATCGGTACCGGCCAGGGCGTCACCACGGCAACCACCGGCGTGCTGACCATCGATCGCATTCCCGGGATCACGCCGGAAGCGCGCCAGACATTGCGCGTGCGCGATCTGTTCCGCGCCACCCCAACCACCATGCAGGTGATCGACTTCGTGAAGGTGCTCTCTCCCCTGAGCATCGCGTCGCCGGTGCCCGAGGCCTCGGTCAAGCCCGAAAACAACTTGACCTTCCTGTCGGCCAGCGAGCGCGTGAAAACGATCGCCACATGGATTCCGGCCACCAAGCAGATCCTGGACGATTTCTCGGAGCTGCTGAGCTTCATCCGGACGTCCATGCCGTATTACGTCAACCTGGAGGAAGAGCTTCAATTCCTCAGCGGCGATGATATCGGCGAAGATCTCGACGGAATCATTCCCCAGGCGAACGCATTCAACGGCACCTTGCTGAATGCTACGCAAGGGTGGAACCGCATCGACGTGATCGGCCGCCCCATCCAGCAGATCACCGCATCGAAGGAGTTGGACCCGAGCTTTGTGGTGATGCACCCGAACGATTGGTGGTCGATCCGTCTGACCAAAGACCAGTTTGGGCGTTACATCCTGGGCGACCCGCAGATGCCCTCGATGGGCGGCACGGGCGGCATGGGCGGCCAGCAAGTGGTGCGTCCCAACATCTTCGGTCTCGACATCGTGAGCACCACTTCGATGGTGTCCGGGCAGTTCCTCGTCGGCACGGGTAACCCGATCGCCTGCGAGATCCGCGACAGAATGGAGATGCAGGTCGAGATCTCGACCGAGCACGCATCATATTTTACCAGCAACCTTGTAGCAATACGGGCGGAAAAGCGCGTGGCGATCATTGTGAAGCGCCCCGCGTCGTTCGTAAGCGGATCGTTCACGACTTCGCCCAACACCGGGAACTAAGTCCGTCTCTTTTGGTCCGGGTCATTTCCGAATGGCCCGGCCCTTACCTTTGTCAACCCAAATTTCCAATCAGGAGAAAACCAACATGCTAAAAGAAAACGCTGATACCACGTCAACGCGCCAAGCCAAAGAGCTCGGCACCTTTCAACGATCCGGCGGAAAAGTGCACATCAAGATCGATGGCGTCGCCAAGACCCTCCCGCTCCCAGTTACCGGAGAGGCGTTGCATCGTCTCGCCGGACACGTCGAGGGACATCCCGTCTCAGTCAGCGGAGTTCCCAATAACAACGAGCCGCTGGAAGTGAAGGACGGCCAGGAGTTCACCACTGCTCTCGGGGTAGGAAAGCATCCCTTGGAAAAGCAATCGTCACCCGATGCGTTTGGCGAGCACTTCTCGGGCGTGTAATCCATGCGACTGATCGCCGTAGCTCACCAGCTCACCGGCGTGTACGGGACCGTCACGGCAGGGCAGGAATTCGAATGCCGTGACGATCTCGCCATTCAACTCGTGCGCTCTGGATCGGCGCGTAAGGCGGATCCGCCGCGAGTGACTTACGAAACCAAGGTCATCGTTCCCGAAGCGCCCGAGGTGCGCCCGCGGCTTCCGTTTCGTGACGTGCCTGTGCGTCACGAGGAATCGCCGCCAGTGGATCCCGAAAGCGATCGCGTGCTTCCAGAGCCAGACGTATCCGCACCGGGAGCTGCTGATCCTGGCGGACGGCGAAAGCGTAAGGGATTTGGTTCCGGCCGATAATTCGATTCGTCTGCTGGAACTCGAAGGCGCCGCGCAGATCGGCGAGAAGCGGAATCTCGGCTGCGATCGCGCATTGGGCGAGATCATCATTCACTGGGATGATGATGATCATTCGGCGCCTGGGCGTATTGCCGATCAGGTTGCGCGGCTGGCCGAAAGCAAGCTGGCTGTTACTGGGTACCGCTCGATGCGATTCACCGATGGCTCGCGCTGGTGGTTGTATCAGGGAACGCCTTTATTCGCCCTTGGGACATCACTCTGTTACCGGAAAGAGTGGTGGAAGACGCATCCATTCCGATACGTTCAGATCGGGGAGGATAATCACTTCGTAACCGCGGCCGCGGCGGAGGTGCAAATGGTGACCTCTGATGCCGGGGAGTTGATGTGGGCGACGGTCCACGCGAAGAATACAAGCCCGCGTTCGTTGAGCGGGAGTGCCTGGAAACTTCTGGCTTAGTCGCAATGCGCCAGGGCCTGACGTCTGCTGGCGCATGGAGCCTGGCATCTCGGGCACGGTGAGGGGACTTTCGGACGCCCACCGGCGTAGGTCTTGCGGGCGGAGGCCATCTGGCGAGCGGCTTTCGAGGTGAGTTTACGCATGTTTGTAAGTGGGCCGGTTACCTACGGCCCGCCTGGTACCACCCAGGAGGCTCCGCTTACGCAGAGAGGCGCACGGCGGAGCTTTTTTAGTTTGCCTCCAGCTTCTTAACGCGATCGGCGATGGCTTCCACCTCCACGTCTATTGCGCGCAACGCGGCCGAATGGCTTCTGACGCGCATTTCGAGCGGGCTCGACCACTTATGGAATTCGGTCAATAGCGCCGTCTCGACGCGTTCGAGCTGCTCCGTAATCCATTGTTTGTCTTCGTCTGTGAGGCTCATGAGTTGGTTTTCTCCTGCGGCTGGTTTGCCGCTCTAAAACCAGTATAGCAGTTTATACAAACAGCGTAAAGCGAAAAGCGAATTAAAAATGTATCCCCCCTTCGGCGGCGCCGGGCCCTACGGCACATACGCAAATCTCGGTCTCTATGGCGCGCTGGTGGCCTATGGCAGCCTGGATCTCACGGTTCAGTCTCCGCCTCAAACCTTCGACGAGCCCCTGTCACTCTCAGACGTGCAGGCATACTTGCGCATCCCGAACAGTATGCTGGAGGCGCAGTCCAACACCTTGGAAGTGTTCATCAGTGCAGCGCGGGAACAGGCGGAGATCCTGCAGGGCCGCGACCTGGTGACGAAACAGTGGGACATCTCGTTCGACTACTGGCCCTCGTACCAGGTGCAACTGCGGCCGAATCTAGTCAGTGTCGATCTCGCGCAGTACACCGATAACAACGGCGTCGTCACACCTCTGGTAGAAGGTCAGAATGGCGATTACGTGGTCGACTACACCAAGCAGCCTGGCATTCTGTCGCCACCGTACAACGCGACATGGCCTTCGTTCACTCCCTGGCCGACGGGCGCCATCCTGATCCGGTTCACGGCTGGGATTGCTTCCAATGCTGCGTACTGGTCGGATGCTGGGGCGCGGGTGAAGATTGGCATGCAGCTTTTGATTTCACAGTGGTTCAGCGGACGGCTTCCGTTTGGGGCGAAGGTGGAAGAGTTCCCCTATGCTGTGACAAGTTGTTTGAGCTATGGGCAGGTACCGAGGGCGAAGTGACTCGCCCCCTGGATTCGCTGGCGTTTTTTAATGAACAAGTCTCACGACGATAAACCCTGCGATGAAAAACAGAAGTTCGATCAAAAGATCTTTCCACATGGCGAGCCTCCTTTCCTGGGCGATCAGCCTGATTGCGCCGGACGCGCCCAAGTAGGAAATCGACAGGTGACCGAAGGTCTCTTGTGAAATTGAATCTCGGCGCATGTGACCGTCCCTTCCCCGGCTTCCTCTCCGTCGATATCGTCGAGCCTGCCGATCAGATAGTGGATCTCTCGCAGCCGTGGCCCTGGCCGGATTCATCGGTGGACGAAGTACGCGCGCATGACGTGATCGAGCACATCGCCGACCGGATCCAGTTCATGAACGAGCTGCACCGGGTACTGAAGCCGGGCGCGCGGGCCACCATCGAGACACCCAACGCATCACGCGGCGCTGGATACTTTCAGGACCCCACGCACAAGTCGCCCTGGTGTCTGAATTCGTTTCAATACTTCGAAGCCGGATCGTTTGCGCACAAGCGGCTGGCGAAGTCTTACGGGATCACCGCGGCCTTCAAGATCATTCATCTCACGGAACTGCCTTACCAGGACGTCCGGGAGCAGGTCTGGAAGATAACCGCGGTGCTGGAGGCGGTGAAGTGAAAACGCAAGGAGTCTATCAGCCGGAAGGCTCGGGTGAACTGAAGGGGGAGCCTCCGACCGGCGGATCAGGAGTGCCACAAGCGGCCCACACCATACAAGTGATGCAGGAAGCGCGGCTCTCGTCGTTCGTGAAAGCGCTCTTTGATGCCGGGGTCATTCCTCCGAACTGCAAAAGAGTGGTGATCGATTGCAACACCGGGAAAGCCATCATGATTCACTACGAGGTGTTCGGCGATGAGCGGTTAAACGATCAGTCGGTCCTGGATGCCGTCTTCGAGCTTGGAGTGAAGATCAAGACCGAGGCGGGGAAGTGATTCTCAAGCGCTCTTCTGGTAGGGAATCACGACGCGTGCGATGGCTTCCTGGTCAATGCGACGCAGATCGTAGTGGCTCTGCATGTTCAGCCAGTATTCTGGCGACGTGCCGAAATAGCGCGCGAGGCGCACGGCGGTGTCCGCGGTGACATCGCGCTTTCCGTTCACGATCTGGCTGATGCGATTGGGAGGCACGCCGATAGCTCGCGCCAAACCATTGATGCTGACTCCACAGTCCTGCAGGTCTTCCAGTAGAATCTCGCCCGGATGAATCGGGGGCAGCTTCTGTTCGCTTTTAGTGGTAGTCGGTGATTTCGACATCGGTCGGTCCTTTCGCTTCCCATTTGAAGCAGATTCTGTATTGATCATTGATCCGAATGCTGAACTGGCCCTTCCGGTTTCCGCTCAAAGCTTCGAGGCGATTGCCGCCGAAGACCCGCAAATCGCTCAGCGAGGTAGCAAAGTGAAGCCGGGAAAGGCGGGTGCGTGCCTGTTTTTGGATGTTCGCCAGTTCGATGACGGGCTCATCGTTGAATAGTCGCTCGGCCCGTTTGTCTTTGAACGACTGGATCACTACTTCTATTGTATGACGGCGCGCGTCATAGAGCAAGGGAATTCAGGGAATTCAGCAAGGAAAAAGCGAATAAAGTGGGACTCTCCGTCATCATCCCGAGCAAGACGGCCTCGAACCTGCTGCCGTGTCTCACGGCCGTGCACCTGCATGAACCTGCCGCGCGCCTTCTGGTTGTGGACGGCGGCGTGGACTGGGACGCTTTCCGGAATGGATTGCTGGAGCCGCTCTGGGCGTCGATCGAGCTGCTGTGGGCCGGCGCCAGGCCGTTTATCTTCGCCCGCAACTGCAATTACGGAATCGAGATCGCGGGCCCGGACGACGACGTGGTGCTCTTGAATGATGACGCGCTGCTCCAGACGCCGGGCGGCTTCACTGCGATGCAGCAGGAAGCGCGGGAGCATCCCGAATACGGCGTGATCGGGGCAGTCACGAATGTGACCGGCCAGTCTTTGCAGCAGCCTCAGAACGCGGGGTTGCGCGAGGTTCCGCATTTCGCTTTCGTGTGCGTGCTGATCCCGCGCCGGACCATCAACCGGGTCGGCCTGCTCGATGAGCGGTACTGCCTGGATTATGGCGTCGAAGACCTGGATTATTGCGAGGCGGTGCGGCGCGCCGGGATGAAGTGCGGCGTGTTCGATTACTGCTATGTGGATCACGGCAGCCTGATCAGCTCGTTCCGTGGAGACCCGAGAACGCCCAAAAGTTTCGCTCGCAATTACGGGCTGTTCAAGCAAAAGTGGGGGCTGGCCGCTTGACCGTCTTCGGCATACTGCGGATTAAGAACGAAGCGCGCTGGATCGAGCGCGTGATCCGCTCCCTTCAGCCGGTGTGCCACAAGATTCTGGTGCTCGACGATCACAGCGACGATGGGACGCCGGAGATCTGCGAGACGCTCGGCTGCGTGGTCTATCGCTCCCGGTTCAGCGGAATCTCGGAGGCTCGCGATAAAGACTGGCTGCTCGAAAAGGTATGGGAGGCCGGCGCCCAGGTGGGCGACTGGTGCTTGATGGTGGATGGCGACGAGGCCCTGCATCCGGACGACACACCGGCTTTGCTCGCAGCGGTCAACGGTGCGCATCCCTGCTGCTCGCTGCACATCGTCTATCTTTGGGATCGCGAGGATCAGGCGCGGGTGGACCGGATTTACAGGGAATTTCGCAGGCCCTCGCTGTTCCAGCTCATCCAGCGGGATCTGACGTTCCGGCGCACGTCCTGGGGCGGAGACTTTCACTGTTCGTCGGCTCCGGCGCAGTTGCTCGGAAGCATCACACCGATTGCGGTAAGGCTGCTGCATTACGGATATCTCTATGTCGAGGACCGCATCCGGAAGTACCAGTTCTACAACCGGGTGGACCCAGGGAATGAGTTTGAAGACTTCTACCGGCATGTAGTGCAGGGAGATGTTCCAGAGGTTCCTGCCAAAGCAAAGTTAAGACATTGGAGCTGGTGACACTGAGCTGAAGGATTTTGTGAGCTTCGCGGTAGTCAGGCGCTCGCGCTGCACGGCATGACTGAGCGACACTCCGGGGTCATTCAGCTTTTTGCGGGCGTTTCAGGCAGCGCCTTAGCTGGCGAGGCCTGAATGCTGGCCAGAATCAGATCCAGCTTTTGCTCGAGCACATCCAGCCGTTTGCTGAATTGGGCGTACAACTGGAGCCCCCAGTCCATCTTGGGCGGAAAGCCGGGCGAAGCCGGATCCGGCAGTTGTGCTGCGGTCGTTTCTGCCTCTGCCGCTGCGATTTTTTCAGGTGCCACTTTTAAAGTCTACCCGACACCAAGCCACAACAAGAAGCGCTTAAATCCATGGACCCCTGGCCATCATTAGATCCCGGTGATCTGCGCAACCAGATCTCCATCCTCCAGCAGACGCAGTCCTCGGACGCCTCGGGGAACACGGTGGTCATGGCGCCCTTCGCCACAGCCTACGCCAAGATCGATCCTGTCCGTGGTACCGACGTGCTCAAGGCCGGCCAGGTGACCACGCAGGAATTCCTGGTCATCTCGATGTGGTACCAGCCGGGAATTCTCGCTGACATGCAGGTGCAGGCATTGAACGGCCTCTATGTCATCCAAGGCGTCGAGGACCTTCTCGAGATGGATATTGTGCTGAAGCTGAACTGCCTGGCGATAGGTCGGAACGATGCTTGAGCTCGGCATCAAAGACCTCGTGATGGCCAACGCCGGCGTGCTGGCGACCGCCGCGACCGGCGGCTTCCTGCTCTCCCTGCCCAAAGACACGGTGCTGCCGAGCTGGACCTACCGCTCGATCTCCGACGTCGGGAAGTACGCGCTGCGGGGCGAGCACGGCTTTTTCACGCGGCGGCTGCAGATCGATTGCTATGCGAACCCGCTCAATCCGGGCCAAGTTATCACTCTGGCCAAGGCAATCGATAGTGTTCTGAGCGGCTACCAGGGAACGCTCACCGATCCGGATTCGACCATCGTGTACGGGTGCTTCCGTTCGGATGTGATCGACTTCTTCGACGAAGCCGGCCGCACGTACCGGCGAATGCTTGAGTACGAGATTCAGTATTGCAGCGCCTGAACTCGCGCGTGAGTTCACCAACGAAAAACACCACACCAAAAAAGGAAACGACCAAAATGCCAGTATATTTGCCAGTGACGGGAGCGCCAAGCGAGGCCAACAGCGGCTACGGCGCAGCCTTTTATATCGGGGATGAAGCGAGCCCGACCGGGTGAACCCTGGTCGCCGAAGTCGCTTCGATCAACAATAAGAACTTTTCGACCCCGGCCATCGATACAACCAATCTGCAATCTCCGGATGCGACTGAAGAAATGTTCCCTGGAATCAAAAAGCCGGGCACATTCGAAATAACCGGGAGCTACACCGGCGATCCCAGCCAGCTTCTTTTCGATACGCTCGCCAGTAGCCAGACGATTTTCCCGTTCAAGATGACGGCGGGGATGCAGAAGAACACCAAGACCGCGACCGTAACCGGGAATTGCTTCGTGACGGAGTCCGAGGACGGGCCGTATGAAGCGAACAAGAAGATCGACTTCAAAGTGACCTTCCAGAAAACCGGTCCGACCGTCGTAGTGATAGCGTAGCGTCGCCCATGATCGCGCGCTGGTTTACCAGGCCGGTCGAACTGTGGGCCTGCGGCCGCAAGTGGCGCCTGCTGATCACGCACCGGGTGCTCCTCGTGATCGGGGAACTGACCGGTATTGACGCCATGCGCGTGAGCCTGGCGCGGCCCTCCGCGCTCGTATTGCGCGCGGTCCTGTTCGCCGCGCTGCGCGAAGCGGGCGCCAGAATCTCGCTCGAAGAAGCCGGGGCCATGTTGCGGCCGGGGGTTATAGCGGGCATTCGCGCCGCGCTGGTCGAGACCTGGCAGGCATCGATGCCGGACCCGGAGCCGGAAGATCGGGCAACCAAACGAAGCGCAGAACCTCCCCTTACCACGTTGGAGGCCTGGGCCACGGCGCGCCACGATCTCCGCCTCTCGGACGAAGAGTGGCTCTCGATGACGCCGCGCATGCTCCATGCCTTGTCCCACCATCACCTCGAAAACATGCGCTGGAGCGAATTGATGATGGGCGTGCTGTGCGCGCACACCGTCAACCACAGCTTCTGCGCTCCGAAGAAACCCACCAGCCCCCGATCCTACATGCTGCACCCCTGGCCCGAAAGCAATCAGCGCCGGCCGGTTTATGGCGAAACGCTCATCAGTATAGTCGCGGATGCACCCAAGAAACGTAAGGCGAAATGAATATGAAGACTTCCACCCTGACGATCGACGACAAGAAATATCTCCTGGCCTATGATTTCAATTCCATTGCGGACGCAGAACCGGTTGCCGGATGCAACCTCTTCGCGGCGCTTCAAAATCTGAATGGCATCAGTTGCGCCCAATTGCGGGGACTGCTCTACGCGGCCATCGTGGTGACGCCACCGGATCCGCCGCCGACGCTGGCGCAGGTGGGAGATCTGGTCCGGCTCGATACCATCGAGACCGTTACCCTCGCTCTTGCCGAAGCGTACCAGTTGTCGATGCGGGAGCCCGCGGACCCGCCGGCGGCCGAACCGCCGGCCGCCCCCAATCCTTGACGCAGATCAAAGCGGCAAAATGGCTGACGATTTCGCTATCGACGTGACCGGCCTGCAGGAGATGGCCGACAAGGTTCGGGCTCTTCCCGAGAGCCTGGCCCGTGGTGCGTTCGCGCTCGGCTTCGTTCACGCGGCAGCCGTTCTGGCGCCGGCGCTCACCTCCGCTTGCCCAGACCGGGCCGAAGGCTCGCGCGACGAGAATAGCAAGCATCTGGCCGACTGTATCGGTACGGAGATCGCCATCAATCGGGATGGCACGGGAGGCCGCCTGTGGATCGGCTTTACAGGCAACATCGGCAATATCAAGGCCAGTGACATCGCCCTCTGGCTCGAATACGGCCACAGAATCGTTGGCCACGCGCCCAATTATGTCTCCAAGGGCAAGGTCGTGGCACCCTTTCCCTTCATCCGCGCCGCCTGGGATCAGTCAATTGACGAAGCCGTGCAGGCTTTCGTCGACACGGTAAACGCAGCTCTGCCGGAAGCTCTCGAGAAGGCGGCTTAGGAACCTACCCACATGCCCAAAGCATCGCTGTTATTGAGGGCCAGCACGGCCCACTGCGCAGAAGAACTTGGGGGACCTGGCGGTCAAGATCACCGTGGTCGGCAAGGCGGGCAAAGCTGCCGGCGCCCAGGCGGCCTCGGGAATTCGCCTGGATAAGCTCCAGCTCGCACACGGCAATCAGTGAGATGCAGGCCACCACCGCCGCCGTGCGCGTCCTGGAAGGCGGCGTGACGAACAACCTGCGCGCCGTGGAGCGGTTCGCCGCGGGGACGCTGAAGCTCGGCCCGATCCTGAAGGCGGCCTTTCCACTGGTAGGCGGGCTCGCCTTCGCCGGGCTCATCGTGGGGATGGGCGAAAAGGTTTACGAGTTCTTCAAGAAGGCGTCCGAAGGTCCGGCGCGCATCGCTAACGCATTCCGCGAGTTGAACGCTCCTCTGAAGCTCACCAACGATGAGCTGCGCGTCGCCAATGACCGGCTGACGAACGATATTGCCAAGCTCGAAGGACGGCGTCAGAACACGCTGCAGACGGCATTGGATGAGGCGCGCGTCGCGGCCGACAAGTTGGCCGACTCCCTCGAAAAGGACCTCAAGGGCCTCAATAAGCTGCTGAAGGAAGAGAACGTCAACGCCCTGCACGGCTTCGTCACGGACCAAGCCCCCACCACCGCGCTCCGGGAGCAGCTCGGCGGAAAGACCGGATTCGGAGGGTTCACTGGGGAAGTCGCGGACATCACCGACAAGGGGCAGGCGAAGATCGACGATGCAGCCAGGAGGGGCGACAAGAAGGGACAGGATGCCGCGGTCATCGAGCTGAGCACGGCGCTCGAAAAGAAATACGGCGATGAGATCGCCATCACCACTGCGAAGCTCGCCGAATTCCAGAAGCTGCAGCTTGCGCACCAGGGTGCCAATCCCCTTTTGCGGGCAGTCGATCCCGCGCTAGACGATCAGAGCGCCAATATCGAATTGGCGAAAGGCGCCCTCAGGACTCTCCGCGATGAGCAGGAGCGCGTCCGACTGAGTGCGCAAAATACTACCCTGACTCAGCGTAAAGACGCCGACACTGCGGCGAATGCCAACGCCAAGCAGGACCGCCCGCTGCAAGACAAGCTGAAGGAACTGGACGCCCAGCTCACCAAGGCCGCGGCCAAACTTGGCGCCGCCGGCAAGAGCGCGGCGGAGCAGGAGGCATTGAAGGCCAGCGCGGCGGCCGTCAAAGCCATCGAGGAAGTAAACAAGGCGCTCGAACGCCAGCATACGAAACTGGATGCGGCAGGAGAGGCAGCGATCCGGCTGCGCGAGAAGTCCATCGCCCTGGTGACTGCGGAGGCTGACTGGAAGACCAAGCTGGCCGCGACTACCAACGAGATAGAAGACCGCATCAAGTCGCAGAAGCTCCTTACCGCCGCAATTGGCCAGGGCTATGAAGCGACGAAAAAGGCCAACGCCGAAACAGCGGTGATGGGCTTCGCGAAGGAGCACTATAACGATCCCCAGTGGATGAAAGACCATGCCGGCGACGTGGCGGGCGTGCGGACCCTGGCCGGCAATGAGTTCGACGCGAAGAATGCGGAGCAGACTGCGACGGCCCTCGAAAAACTGACGGATCAGATCGCCCTCGAAAAGAAGCTGGCCACCGTTCAGTCTCAGGGCGAGGAGGCGGTACGCCTGGCCACCCTGGCAATGAAGCTCCAGGAGATCGCCCGGCACAAGGGCGCCGACGCCGCGAAGAAACTGACACAGGCGGAGCAGGATCTCTTTGCCGCGCAGCGCGCCAACACCTCGGCCAAAAATATTGCGGAGCTGAACATCGAGATCGATGCCACGCGGCGCCTGGCTGCGGCCCAGATCCAGGGCGCAGAGGCGGTCCGGCAGACCGAGATCAAGCTGCAGGCCGAAAAGATGGGACGCGCGGGCGCCACGCCGCAGGAGATTTCGCTAAGTGGGCAGGAAGACGAGTTGAAGCATCAAGCGGCTATCACTGCGGAAGTTCTGAAGACCGCCAATGCCGGCCGTAACCGCCTGGCTGAACTCGATAAGGAGGAAGCCGCGGCGCTCAAACTGAAGAACACGGACGCGGACCAGCTCGGCGTCCAGATCAAACTCCGGGACATCGAGAATGAGCGGCTGAAGATTGAGGCGCAGCAGCTCCTCCAGTTCGGAGGGATCAGCGATGGAGTGAAGGCATTCTTTCTCGAGATGGAGGAGTCCGCTAAAAGCGCGGCATCGATCATTTATGACGCGCTGAATTCAACATTCGACAAGCTCTCCGAGAACCTGGCCAAGCTTGCCACGGGCGGCAAGGCCCACTTCGCCGCAATGTTCAAGGACATCGGCCAGCAGATGGTGCAATCTACCGTCAAATCGAACCTCCAGAAAGGACTGGCGGCGTTTGGAAATAGCCCGCTCGGGAAAAAGCTCGGCCTCGCAGGTTTGGGGAACAAGAAGGATGGTCAAACAGTTTCCAGCGCGTTGTTCGTTCAGGTCGTACGGGGGACGGCCGCGCCCGGTGGGACGGGGGCTGGCCCCGCGGCCGCGCTAGGGCAACTCGGCAGTATGGTTGGATCCCAGGGCTCCGGAGTGTCTGGCCTCTTTAGCAAGGCGCTCAAATTTCTCGGCCCGCTGCTTGGAGGGCTCGGAGGCGGGGGTGGCGACGGACTTACTCCCAGCGTCACATCGAGCTTCACGCCTCTCGCCGGCGGCGGTGATATGTCCGCGGACAAGGCATACGTTGTTGGCGAGAAGGGGCCAGAGATTCTCCGCAAGACGTCAGGGACGATCACGAGCAATGCGCAATCCCGCAAGCTGCTGAGCCAGTCTGGCGGGAATCACTACTACTCGATCGATGCGCGGGGAACCGATCCCGTGCTTACCGAACAGAGAACCAGAATGGCGATCATGGCAGCCCATAATTCAGCAGTGTCCACAGGGGTGCAGGTGCAACAAGAGCATTTGAAGCGGACACCGCACGGGTAAGAAATCCGCACAACATCACCACGTTTCCTCAGTCATAGGCGCGGCGCGAACGGTTGACCGCCGCGAAGCTCACAACACCATGTTTCCCACTTTCAACGGCTGGACCATCATCCCGATGCCTGCGGCACCTCCCGCTCCAGCCACGATGGAGTTTACTGCCCTGGATACGGTAGCCGTGAGCATCTCTCCCTTTACCGGCCAGCAGCAGGTGCAGGACTGGCAGGCCTCTTTCATGGAGGCCTCCGTCTCTATGCCCGCACTCACTCCAGCGCAAGCGCCGGCATGGATCGCATTCCTGATGGCATGCCGCGGCCAGGCCAACGTCTTTCAGCTCGGGGATCCGCTCGCCGTCAAGCCACAGGGCTCCGGACTGGGAACGCCGCTGGTCGACGGCGCCGGCCAGACCGGATACTCGATCGCGCTCAAAGGCTGGACCCCCTCGGCGGCCGGCGTGCTCCTTCCCGGCGACTGGATCCAGATCGGCTACCGCATCTATCGGACACTCGTGGCAGCAACCGCGGATGGCACGGGACGGCTGGTGTTGAACGTCTGGCCGCAGCTCCGCGAGTCACCCGCGGATAGCGCCGTCGTTATCCTGAACAACACGCAAGGGCTCTGGCGCCTGAAAGAGAACGCACGCAAGTGGTCGCTCACCGCGTCCCGGACCTACGGTATGCAGTTTGAAATCATCGAGGCGCTCTGATGCCGCGCAACATGACGGTTGCCTATCTCGCTGCGATTGTCAGCCGGGATTTGAAGCCGGCGCTGTTCATCGAGGCCAACTTCACCTCGGGACCCGTTTATATCTGGAGCGGCTTCGGTCCGATCACCTGGAACGGCCAGGTATGGACCGGCCTCGGATCGCTCGTTGGTGTCTCGACGATCGAAGAAGCCTCCGCTGTAAGCGCCAAGGGAATCACGCTTTCTCTCAGCGGCATCGACGTTACCCTGCTCACCGGCATCCTGGATGAATTTCAGCTCGGGCTGCCGGCGGTTGTCTCGCTGGGACTCTTCGATGCGACGGGCGTCACACTTATCGCGAGCCCGGTTACCAGCTTCGCCGGCAGGATGGACCAGCCCACTCTCGACGTGAGCGGGACAAAGGCGACCATCTCGGTCAACTGCGAAAGCCGGCTGGTTGATATGAACACGTCGGTCGAAAGAAGGTATACGGATGAAGACCAGCAGCTCGATTATCCGGGGGATCTCGGCATGTCGTTTGTGAACGGCATACAGGAGACGCAGATCTACTGGGGCCGGACGCCTTCGTCGAAGAATAACATTTGACCCGCCTGCCCGACTGGCAATCCCGGCTCAACACTTTCCTGTTGGCGCACCAAAGCGAGCCCTTCCGTTACGGCCGCTTTGATTGCTGCCTCTTCGTGTGCGAAGCCATCTCGGTGATGACCGGCGTGGATCCGGCCGCCGGCTTCCGTGAAACTTACTCCTCGCGCGCCGGGGCCCGCCGCGCCCTGGTCTCGTATTGCGGGACGGCTTCCGTCCGGGCGTTCGCCGAAGCTTTCACTGCGAAGTACGGAATGCGGGAGAGCGCCACGGTTCTGCACGCGCAACGAGGCGACGCGGCACTGATCGAACGCAGCCGCGACTATTCGCTGGGCCTCATCGCACTGAACGGCCGCGAGATCGTAGTCGCGTCTTCACTGGGGCTCTCGATGGCGCCGCTCTCTTCGGCCGTGCGCTCCTGGCACGTGTAAACACCAATGTCGAAATTCGTAGGAATCATCTCGGGCGCGCTCATGATCGCGGCCGGCCTGGTTCTGGAGTTCCTCACCTTCGGGATATCCACGCCTCTGACCGTGTTCCTCATCACGGCCGGCGCCGGCATGGTGATCAGCGGCATCGGCACGGCGCTGCAAAAGGGGCCTCTCAAAGGGGCCAGCACGGCGTCGCGCAACCCGATCAAGGCCTGGGACATCATCGTCGGCTGGGTCAAGACTGGCGGAACGGTCGTCTATGTGTCGGAGTTCGATAACAACGACAAGTATCTCGACCTGGTGTTCGTGCTCGCGGCGCACGTCTGCCAGAGCGTCGATTCGCTGCTCTTCGATGGCCAGCGCATCACCATGGACCCCACCGGGACCAGCTACCAGCCGCTGCAGCAGACCGTCAACATATCGGCCATCTCGCGCGCCAACAATGTCGTCACGGTGGTCCTGGAGGCCAACATCCCGACGCTCCAGGTCGGAGACAACATCATTATCCAAGGGATCAGCGGCGACTATACACTGAACGGCACCTATCCAGTGGAGACCATCATCAGCCAGATACCCGCGCCTCCGACAGGAGGGCCTGGAAGCCTGTCGTTCTCATATCTCTGTGGCGGGTTGCCCTCCATCGTGGATAACGAGGGCCAGGCGATGACTACCTGGGCCAACTATGGCAAGCACGTGTTCATGGAGGTGCTGCTGGGAAATCAGACCGCGACTTTCCCCGGCATGCTGAACGGCACGCCCAACGAGGGCGATGTTACCGATCTGATCCAGACTCCGACAGCCAACCCATGGACAGCCGACTGTGTGCTGTATGGAAAGACGTGCGTCCACCTGCGGCTGAACTATGACGACAATTACTTCGCGCAGGGTCTGCCGGCAATCAGTTTCCTGGTGCATGGCAAGTGCGATATTTCGGATCCGCGCACCAGCCCTCCTACCATCGGCTACACCGAAAATGTAGCGCTGGTCATTGCCGACTATCTGACGAACACGACCTGGGGATTCAAGGCCGTGCTCGGAACCGAGGTGCCGATCCCGGAGCTGATCGCAGCGGCCAATATCTGCGACGAAGCGGTGGCGCTGGCCGCGGGAGGCACCGAACCGCGCTATTCGTGCAACGGCACTTTTTCGCTTTCCATGAAACGCGGCGAGGTGCTGCAGAACCTTCTGACGGCGTGCGGCGGCCGGATTACTTATTGCGGCGGACAGTTCGTCATCTATCCGGCGGCCTGGCCGGGCGTATCGTTTCTGCTGGGGCCGCCTACTGGAATCCCCGTTCCGATTGCCAGCGCGGTTCTTTCGGTGGTCTCTTCCTTCACGCAGGGATCCGGGTACCAGGCGTATGTGAACTTTTCGATTGGCAGCCAGTCAAAATGGCTGTTTGATAATAATCCCGCCGGCTGGGCGATCCGCACCGACACGGTTGGGTTGAACACTGCCGATATCCTGGCGATCCAAAACGGTACCGGAAATGTGACCTACGATATCGAGAATTCGATGCTCGGCACAGCGACGCCGGCCGCCCAGTTGCTCATTTACGATACTGGCTGGATGTGACCTTCGCGGATGGATCAACGCAGGTCTGGCGGGCCAACACGGTGAACGCTGTGCCCGGCGTGCTCCCAGGGGTCATTCTGAATCCGGGTAACGCGATCGACGGCGACCCTACGACGTACGCCACCATCGAGATGGCCGGCTTCACTATATTCGATAGCGGCCCTGTGCTCGAGACGGGTGCCTATGCGCCGGTCGACATTGTGGCGAGTCCGCCCGATTCGAGTCCACCCGAGGTGGCTTCCACCGGAACGGCGCTCTCGCAGGCGGCCGGCCCCTTCAAGTGGCGCCCGACGGTTTCCATCCGCGATCTGTTCAACGGCTGCAAGGGGACCTACGTCTGTCCCTCGAACAAATGGCAGCCGAGCGACATTCCGCCTTACGCGCAGGACACCGACCACGGCTATGCGAGCGGAGGCGGGTCCCCGTTTGCGCTGTATCCGTTTGGCGACGCCAATCTGTTTGCGGATGGAGGCGACCGCCGCTGGCTCGACATTCAGCTTCCGTTCACGATTTCCTCTTCGATGGCCCAACGGCTCTGCAAGATCGAACTGATGCGCAGGCGCCAGCAGGGGACCGGAACGTTCTCATATAACATGGCGCTCTATCAGGCCACGGCCCTCGACGTGTTTCAGATGACGCTGCTCGAGATCTCGGCGTTTCGCTTCAAGCTGGATAAAGCCCAAAATCCCGGCGGCGGCGAAGTGACCTGCTCGGTACCGAGATCGACGTGCAGGAAACCGATCCCTCCGTTTATGACTGGTCGACCACCGAAGAGTTGACTTCGGAGGGCTATCAACAGGCGGCACTGCCTTCGAACGTCGGGACCTTGGACGATCTCTATACGGTGAATGGGCAATAAATGGCTGTCCGTAACTTCGATAACTCGGATCCGCCGGCGCCCGCCGGAGCGACGAACTGTCTCTGGCAACTCGACGCGGATTCCGATCCGCAGAACATTTCCTCCTACCTGCCGCTGTTCGTTGGAGACGACGACCCGTCCAGTCCCTTGGCTGCTCCGGAGGCTGGGGCTGTTCCCGCGCCCGCGGTAGGAGATGCGGCGTTAGGGAAGTTCCTATCCGCAAATGGCACATGGGAAATTCCCTCTGGAGCTGGAGGTGCCATTCCTCAACGCGAGGCGCCGGCCGGAATACTGAACGGAGTGAACACGATCTTTACTCTCAGCTTCGTGCCGAATCCGGTTGATTCGCTGCTCTTGCTGCTGAATGGAGTGGCGCAGAATCCGGGCTCGGGATCGCCGATTTCAGGAGCGGATTATTCGATCAGCGGAGTGACCATTACTTTCACAGTGGCACCAGTTGCAAGTGACTGGATGATGGCCTTCTACACCCACTGAGTCAGTTTGTTTTTGTGAGCCTCGTTGCGTTCTGCCGCTCCCATGCACGGCATGACTGAGCGATAGCGCGGGGTCCTTCGAGTTCTTACGTAGAGATATGCCCACTTTGATCAGTCCGAACAACATGACGGCGGACAATGCTCCGTCGCCGTATGTCGCCTCAGCTTTGAGTGAATCCGTCCCAGCGTTCCAGGCCTTCGACGGCAATACCACTTCGAGCGGCTGGTACGGCAACGTGGGCGGCGTGACCTGGCTGCAGATCGATCTGGGCAGCGCGCAGTCGGTCGGGTCCTACGCCATTTCCTATGGCATTTCCGGATACGCCAACGCTTCGGCGCCGAACTCCTGGACGATGCAGGGCTCCGCCGACGGCAGCACCTGGGTGACGGTAGACACGCAGACGGGCCAGGTCTTTACTAATCCGCAAACCCTTACCTACACCGTGGCGGCTCCCGTGTCCTACCGTTATTGGCGGCTGAATATCACCGCCAACAATGGCGATGCGACGTACACCGGGCTGGGCGAGCTGCTGCTCTATGCAGTAGTAATTGGCACGACCCCGCAAACGATCACCTTTCCCGCGATCAGCGGCCCCGCTCTCGCGGCCACCGCAAGCTCCGGGCTGACAGTTTCCTATGCGGTGACCTCGGGTCCCGCCACGGTCTCCGGCAGTACACTATCGATCACCGGCGCTGGAACCATCGTCGTCCAGGCGACACAGCCCGGAAACGGAACGTATGCAGCGGCCGCTCCGGTAAGCCAGTCACTGGCGGTGCTCGATATCGTCCCCCACACTTTCACCACCGATACCAGTGATCCTCCTTGGGTGATCTCGGCATCCACCGAGCTTGGCGGGTATCAGGGCTGGGAAGCTTTCAACGCGGCGGGCTCGAATTCCTGGGCGGGGACCAATAGCGGCGTGGACTGGCTCCAGGTGGATACAGGAGCGGGTAATGCCTATGTGCTGTTCGCTTATGCCTTGACAGTGGGAAACGGCGGCGCGGGCAGCTGCCCCAAAAGCTGGACTTTTGAAGGCAGCAACGACGGCGCGACCTGGGTGACGCTCGATTCCCAGCCCGGCCCCTGGTCGAATGCAGGGCCGAATCCGGGCGGCAAGGCTTGGGGTAATGGAATGCCGCTGACTCCATTTCCCATCGCTTCGCCGGGGATTGGCTATCGCTATTTCCGCCTGAACGTCACGGCCAATAATGGCAGCGCTGACACGGAGGTGGATCGGATCTATCTGTACGGCATCGGTTATGTCGCTCCTACCCCGACGCCCAACACGCAGCGCGGCAATATCGCTTTCGATCAGATCAAGGGCACGGATCGCACGGGGAATGGGGATCAACTTCTCACGTACTCGACGGCTCCAGCGCATTCGAACAGCACGGGCGCGGCTGGGCAGATCGCATTCGATGGCTCGGGAAATTGGTATTGGTGTTTCGCGGCGAATCTGTGGGCGCGCATCGGGCCTGGAGGATTCAGCGCGTCGTGGTAACCCGGTTTTTGGTTTGTGGCTCCGATGCGTTCTGGCGCTCGCGTGCGCGGCATGACTGAGCGAGGGTGCGGGGTCATTCAGCTTTTTGCGGGCGTGGTGGTCATGGTTCCCACGGAATCTCGACCGCGGTGTAGCTTCCGGGCGTGGCCGCGTTCACGGCGCCGGAAATCCTGTCGAGATATGCCTGTACAACCGGCCATTGTGGATTACCGAGAACGACGAGCGCGATTTTCCGGCCTGAGAGGTTCTGCTGGTACCGGATATTTTTGTCGGTGCTGAGAAGCACTTCATACCCGGCTTCCTCCGCCCGTTGAATCAGTTCGCCGTTTGACAGCTCGTGCCAGCCAATCCGGCGCGCATACGTCACTTCGTGTCCAGCCAGAAAGCGAGCAATCGGCCTCGGAGTGCCGTTATCGAAGAGGATCTTCATCAAGCGAAGGTGGGGGCCTTCTCCAGGCTCTCGCTGGCAAAGTGCAGCACGGCTTTTACTTCCTCCGGCGTCACGTCGAAAACTTCCGTGATCTCGTCGAGCGACATCCCGGCCTCAAGATTCTGAAAGACCGTCTGGACTGGCATGCGCGTGCCCTTGAAGACCCAAGCGCCGCTGACCTTGCCGGGTATGCTTTCCACCGCCGGGCATTGCGACCAGTCGAGATCGGGCATGTCTTCAGTATGCCCTCAAAGCTCCAGGGTTTACAAGACACAAGGGGCACACAAGGCTACTAGTACGCGGACCCAAGCCTTGCCTTGGCTTGATACAAGCCAGACCCTGCCTTGTATCAAGGGAACACTGGCAAGACCCTAGCCTTTACCCCCTCCAGGCAAAGGAACTCCATCGGCCGGGCACTGGCGCACGGTCATGACGTTTGACGCGCGATTGTGATGCCGCGAAGCCACGGAAGGCCCTTTATGAAAGGCAGTGACCTGGCAACTCACGGGCGGCAACGGCTGGACCGAGACCTGGCTGGTGCCTACCTCAATCACTCCGGTTACGGTGGATTCGGTGGTCACCTCGACCGCGCCATCGACGTCGTACGTGATTCAGTGGACGCAGATGGGCCAGGACGGCGCCGCCATCGGAGATGCGATCATCTGGAACGGTTCGTCCTGGCTTCCTGGAACGGTTTCCGGTTCCGGGATTACCGGTGCACCGGGCACGTGGCCGGCTTTTGCGACGGTGGCCACCAGCGGCAGCTACACCGATCTTTTGAATCGACCTACGGTCCCGGCCGCCCAAGTCAATTCGGACTGGAACGCGGTTTCCGGTCTGGCGCAGATCTTCAACAAACCTACGATTCCCAACACCACGTCGCAAATCTCCGAAGGGAGCAATCTGTATTTCACGAACGTCCGCGCGATCGCTGCCCTCGCCGGGCTCTACCAGACACCCATCAGCGGCGCGCCGTCCACCTGGCCTGCACTTGCCACGGTGGCCACCTCCGGTGCTTACGCCAGCCTCTCGGGTCTGCCCACGATCCCCAGCACCACCTCGCAGATTACGGAAGGCACGAATTTGTATTTCACAAACACGCGGGCGATCGCTGCCCTGGCCGGCTTGTACCAGACACCGCTGGGCTTCACCCCGTTGAACACTACCGCTGTGGGCGTGGCCAACGGCGTCGCGCCTCTCGATCTGAACAGCCTGCTGCCCCTTGCCAACCTCCCTCAATACACCGCGCCCTACACAGGGTCTGTCCCGCGCACCTTCACCAGCAAGCTTGGGGACGTGGTCTCCCTGGCCGATTTCGGCGCGGTCGGCAATGACGTCACCGACGACACCGCCGCCTGGAACGCCGCCGTAAAAGCCACTCCCCCCGGCGGAACGCTGATCGGCACGCCCGGCGCCGTCTACGCCATCAAAACGCAGGCCGTTTATTCGAGCGGCGACTCGACTCTGTGCAGCATCCCGCTGCCCAATACCATCCACATCGACCTGCAAGGGGCCACGGTAGACGCTACCCCGCTGCCAGCCAACACCGGCGGAGTCTTCTGCTA